TGCTCGATGAAAAGACAGTTCTTTACAGACCTACACAAAAAGAAGTCCTTAACAAGAACAGTGTTGTTGAGAAGCACGGTATACACCCGAACAACTTTGCTTTGGCGAGGGCTGTTGCGGGAGATGTAAGTGACGGTTTGAAAGGGGTTCAGGGTGTTGGCCTTCCCACTGTCGCAAAAAGGTTCTCTTTCCTGGCGGAAGAGAAGGACTACAGTATATATGAGTTGTTAAGGTACTGCCAAACCCTGGCTGAAAGTTCCAAGATCAAGGTCTATGAGAACATACTATTGAATCAGGAAGTGATTGCTGGAAACTATGGATTGATGCAGTTGTCGTCTCCTAGTATATCCCCACAGACCAAGAACAAAATAAGAGACCAGATCGACAGCTTTGTCCCACTGTTCAATAAAACCAACTTCAGGACGATGATGTCTAAAGACGGATTCGGCCAGATAGGACTGTCTGACCTGTTCGCGTCGTTTAATCATACGGTAACACCCGAATAGGTTGACCCTCCCAAAAGCTTATGCTAATCTGGTTAAAACCAGGAAGGAACACAATGAATCAAGAAAAAGAAGACTTCTCCAAATTTGGAAAATCTTTCCAAGAGGACTTGTGTCAACTGATGCTGAGAGACAGACCATTTGCAGACCGAATGTTTGAAGTCTTGGACATTAACTTTTTGGAGTTAAAACATCTGCAGGTGTTCGTCCGTAAGATTTCCAGCTATCGCAAGAAATACAAGGTCCACCCCACAGAGAAGATCATGAGGGCTATCGTAAGAACAGANCTTGTAACCGAGCCGGAATCTGTTCAAATAAGAATAAGAGATTATTACGCAAGGGTGGTTTCCTCTGAGCTTGAAGTGGAGGGTTCTGAGTTCATCAAGAACACTGCTCTTGAGTTCTGTAGAAAACAGAAGCTAAAAGAAGCTCTGATTAAGTCAGTTGATTTGATGAAGCGTTGTTCTTTTGACGAAGTTAGGAGCCTGATCGACAACGCGCTGATTCTTGGCAGCGATAATGATTTCGGGTATGATTATTTAAAAGACTTTGAAAAGAGATTCGAACTCAAAGCCAGAAACCCAGTTTCGAGTGGTTGGGTGGATATTGATAAAATCACCAAAGGCGGCCTAGGTAAGGGTGAACTAGGGGTTGTGATCGCACCAACTGGTGCAGGAAAGTCGATGGTCCTAGCACATCTAGGCTCAGCCGCCGTAAAAGCAGGCAAGAAAGTAGTTCATTACACTCTTGAGTTATCGGACGCTGTTGTGTCTTTGAGGTATGATAGTTGCATCACCGGAATAGAGCTTAACAACTTGCCAGTTTTCAAAGAAAAAGTGTATGACGAGATAAAAGACATCGCCGGCGCATTGATCGTAAAGGAATATCCGACCAGATCCGCGTCGATCGTCACAATAAAAAACCACTTGGAAAAATTAATAAATCGCGGTTTCGAGCCTGATTTGATAATTGTTGACTATGCTGATTTGATAAGACCAGAATCTTCTTCGAAAGATGAGAAAAGACACCAACTAGAGACTATTTACGAGGAGTTGCGAGGAATTTCTCAAGCTAATAGTTGTCCAATATGGACAGCTTCGCAAACAAATAGATCAGGTCTTAACGCCGAGGTCATTACAATGGAGTCTATTTCAGAGGCATTCAATAAATGCTTCGTGGCTGATTTTATCTTCTCTGTTTCAAGGACAGTCAAAGATAAAACTACCAACGGAGGCAGAATATTTGTCGCCAAAAATAGAAACGGACCAGATGGGATTATTTACCCCATCTTTATGGACACAAGCTGCGTTAAGATAAAGGTGTTGCCGGCCATGACCGAGAGTGTGGAGGACTTGATTGTTAACGCTGCGAAGCAACAACACGAGCACCTAAAAGAGAAGTACAAGACGTTTAAGAAGGAGAAAAGTAATTAATGGAATTGTCAAATCAGATATTATCAGAAATCACAGTACATATGAAGTACGCAAGATACTTGGAAAGTAAACAAAGAAGAGAAACGTGGGACGAACTAGTAACGCGCAATATGAACATGCATCTAAAAAAGTTTCCCGAACTGGAACTTCAAATCGTCAAGGCTTACAAAATGGTCTTCGATAGAAAAGTTTTACCTTCGATGAGGTCAATGCAATTCGGCGGCAAACCAATCGAAGTGGCCCCCAACCGCATTTTCAACTGTGCCTTTATGCCTGCTGATGATTGGCGCTGCTTCGGAGAAGTAATGTTTCTTCTTCTTGGGGGCACGGGTGTCGGATACTCAGTCCAAAAGCATCATGTAGAGAAATTGCCAGAGGTTACACGACCAAATATGAACAGGACGCGACGTTTCCTAGTTAACGACTCCATCGAGGGATGGGCCGACGCGGTGAAAGCCCTTGTTCGCTCTTATTTTCAGGGTGGCTCACACCTTCGTTTCGATTTTACGGATATCCGACCAAAGGGAGCGGCACTAATCACTTCAGGTGGTAAGGCCCCAGGACCACAACCTCTTAAAGAGTGTCTGGTCAAGTTAGAAGGCATCCTCTCAAATTGCGAGAACGGAGATAAACTTTCTACAATCGAAGTTCATGATATGATTTGCCACATCGCAGACGCAGTTCTTGCAGGTGGCATTAGGAGAGCAGCGCTTATTTCCTTGTTTTCAGCAGATGACGAGGATATGATTGCAGCAAAAACAGGAAACTGGTGGGAAACCAGCCCACAACGAGGTAGAGCTAACAACTCTGTTGTGTTGTTGCGCCACAAGATCGATAAAGAATATTTTATGAACCTCTGGGACAGAGTGAAGGCTTCAGGTGCTGGAGAACCCGGTTTTTATTTTTCAAACGATAAAGACTGGGGAACCAACCCTTGCTGTGAGATCGGTTTGCGCCCATATCAGTTCTGCAACCTTACAGAAGTCAACGTATCCAACGTAGAGTCCCAAGAGGATCTTAATGAGAGAGTCAGAACAGCAACCTTCATCGGAACATTGCAAGCCAGCTACACCGACTTCCATTATCTTCGTGATATTTGGCGTAGAACAACAGAAAAAGACGCACTTATTGGTGTTTCTATGACTGGTATTGCCTCTGGTGCTGTTTTAGAGCTTGATATGAAGGAAGCAGCCAACGGTGTAAGGAAAGAAAACGCAAGAGTCGCAGCGTTGGTTGGCATCAATCCAGCAGCCAGAACAACTTGCGTAAAGCCAGCAGGAACTACAAGCTTGACCCTCGGCACGTCTTCAGGCATTCACGCCTGGCACAATGACTACTATATTCGCAGAATCCGTGTAGGTAAGAGCGAACCTATCTACACACACTTATTGAACAATCACCCGGAGCTTGTCGAGGACGAGTACTTTAGCCCTCATACTACCGCTGTTATTTCTATTCCCCAAAAGGCCCCAGAGGGCTCTATTATGAGAACAGAGTCGGCATTACAACTGCTCAAGAGGGTGAAGACTGTAACTGCCGAGTGGATAAAACCAGGTTTTCGCAAGGGGCAGAACACGCATAATGTTTCAGCAACCGTATCAATAAAAGATGCGGAGTGGGTCGATGTCGGCGAGTGGATGTGGGACAACAGGTCCAGTTACAATGGTCTTTCCGTGCTTCCTTATAACGGGGGGACCTATACACAGGCTCCCTTTGAGGATTGTTCCAAGGAGACCTACGAAGCCATGATGGCATCTCTGAAGAATATAGATCTGACGAAAGTTTCCGAAGAGGAAGATAATACCAATCTTTCAGGAGAAATCGCCTGCGCCGGCGGCGCTTGTGAAATAAAATTCGTATAAATTGCTTGATTTTTGTCGTATAATATATTATATTTCTTAAACAACATAACGAAAGGAGACTATATGTCTTTTAATCGAGAAGAAGATATGCTCACAAGAGACGAACACGTCATCAACTTTGTCAAGTCCTTTGTGGCCTTAGAGGAAGAAATGAGACCATACAAGGAACAACTTAAAGACTTAAGAGCCAACTATGCAGAGAACGAATGGCTCACAAAGGCCGATATGCGAACAGCAGTAAGAGTCTTTCGTATGCTCAAGCAGGGAGACGACATTGAGACGTTCAACGATTATTTTGATCAACTAAAAAAGACATTTGGGGGCCCGGATGAGTAGTTTGCCTCCCCGACTGAAACCAACTAATCGCCATCTTACTATTGTGCCGCACTTTACGGAACGTGAGACGGAATCCGGGGTACTCTTACCGGATGATTACAGGCCAGAGGAAGGCAGATACATCGAAGCGACAGTCATTGACGTGTCCGAGGATTGCTCGAAGCAATTCGAGGGGCTCAGGCACGGAACAGTGAGGCAAAAGAAAATAGTTGTCGACGGGTCTATGGTCCAAGAAATAAAGATCGGCGATAGAAGGACGTATATTGTTTTGGAAAATCACGTTGTTGGGATTTACAGGGGCTTAGATGAGAATTGAAATCTTCGGTGATGACATAGGTGCGGTTGAGTACGTTTCACATATGGGTTCAGATCTCTCGGTTGTTAATGCGGCAAGGGTGTCTTTTGGCTCAGAAAAAAAAGAAGTAGATGAGAAAGATATCAAGCTCATCAACTACCTTATGGACCACAATCATAGCTCTCCTTTCGAGCATTGTGCTGTCACATTTCGGTTTACAGTGCCTCTCTTCATACGTAGCCAGCACCATCGACACCGTACTTGGGCCTATAACGAGATTTCTAGGAGATACACTTCCGTAAATATCAATTTTTATGAACCTAAAGAGTTCAGACGGCAACACGAGAGCAACAGGCAGGCCAGTACAGACGATTTGGTAAACCCAATTGTAGAATATAACAGGGCTGGCTTTCCTGTCTCGGCCAATGCTTCAGACCTAGTCAAGGCACATCATCAAGAGTGTATAAAACTCTTTGACAAGATGCTTGAATCGGGAATATGCAGAGAACAAGCAAGGGGGGTGTTGCCACAGAATTTATACACTCAGTATTATGGGACAGTCAACCTCCATAACCTCTTGAAGTTCGTAGCCTTGCGTTCACACACAGGAGCACAGTGGGAGATTCAGCAGGTCGCTGAAGCTTGTCTAGAAATTGTAGAGGATTTGTTTCCACATTCCGTCCATTCTTTCATCAAAAACAAAATGGAGAAGTAATGCTACCACTGCTTTCTCTTTGCCTCGCAGCGCAAATCGCTCTCCCAATGTCCAGCACCCAACACAGAAATCTGTGCAAATGGGAGGCAGACATTGTGAGATCGTCGACCAAAAACAACATAGAACCAGAGCTACTAGCAGCACTCATATATATTGAGAGTGCCTATTGGCCAAGTTCGGTTAGTTATGCTAACGCATGCGGACTAACACAAGTCGTTCCAAAGTGGACCGGAGGCAAGGAGACACGCGGTATAAAGTACACCTGCGAGCAACTGAAGAACCCCAGGACAGCCGTTAAGGTTGGTGCAAGAATCCTTTCATACAATATTAGAGTGTATGCAAAAGGTAATACAGACAAAGGCTTGTGTTTCTACAACGCCGGCTCTAAGTGTCTGAGAGACACAAATTTTTATAAAAGGTTATATTATGTTAAGAAAATCAATAAGTTTTATCGGCGTCTTGTTAGCGCTCGCATCGTGCGCTGATACTGTCTCGCAACAAGGTGAGACAAAAGACCTCCAGGTAGGCATAAGTGTAGACCTTTTGTCTCCAGACACAAGAATCATAGAAATCCCAGATATCACGGTTGACGCTTATGTCGACCCTTGCGCTGACGTCCAGAACATTGACGCTGATTATTGCACATGCTTTCCGAGATGCTGCCAGCAACAAATTTGGTACTGCCCACCAGTTGGGACTGAAATCCTAGCGAAAGATGCTATCTTGGACATTTGTGGAGAAGACCATGTTCCTTGCGACAGGAACTTTGACAGCACTTGCCTACCAGCAGAAATCATCTATGAAAGCGATTGCAACCATGCCTTTGATTGCCCACCAGGAGCGAACGAAGACTTTACAGTGACCTATGACTGCGATGTCAATGGAGACCCAGGGACACAAGAGGTCAAGTGTGATAAAGGTAGACTCTACTACGGAGAGTGCATCACTTGCATTGTTTCAGATGAGATCTGCGACGGTCTCGACAATGATTGCGATGACGAGGTAGATGAAAACCAATTAAATGAATGCGGTCTTTGCGGACCACTTCCTCAAGACACTTGCGACGGTCTAGACAACGACTGCGACGGAGACATCGACGAAGAACTCATCCAAGAGTGCGTCACCACTTGCGAAAGAGGTATCGAGGTTTGTGTAGATGGCCGCTGGATAGGTTGTACCGCAAGGCAACCATCGGTAGAGGCCTGCGACGGCCAAGACAACGACTGCGATGCCCTCGTCGATGAGGGTCTTCAATGTGAGTGCCCGCCAGAAATCATTGGTGCTCTATTGCCTTGTATGGAACCCCCGCTGTCTTGTGGTATGGGATTCAAGAGTTGCGAGTGTGATAACGACGACTGCTCGGTTACAAAGTATTCAGATTGCCTTGCACTCTGCGCTTGGTTACCTCCGGAACTAGTCCCTGCTGATGATCCAGAAGGGTGCAACGCGCTCCTGGGAATCCCAGTCAACCCAGAAGTTTGCAATAACTTTGATGAAGACTGCGACGACCTAGTTGACGAAGAGCTTGTCAAGTCATGTTATTCTGGCCCAGAGGGAACTGGTGGCATCGGCGTATGTTCACTTGGCGAGATGCTTTGCCTAGAAGGACAGTGGTTTGGTGAACTATCGAACGGAGACTTGCTTATCGATTTCTGCGCTGGAGAGGTTGTTCCGAGCAGAGAGATATGCGATGGCGCTGACAACGACTGCGATGGAACTACGGACTTCGGAGAAGCAATTCCAGATACAGACATTCTCTTCATTCTCGACTGGTCCGGCTCAATGGAATACAACATCAATGCGACACAAACAGCAATGAACCGCTTCGCCAGTCAGTTTTCCGCAGAACAGAAACTCAAATGGGGTCTCATAACTGGGCCAAGAATCTTTCCAGTAGAAGGTCTACACGCACACCAACAAACTGAGTGGCTAAGAAGAGAAACAGATATCGCAAGCTTTGCAGACTTTATGTCAGCGTTCTCTTCTGCCGGAGCGTTTGGACCAGGGACAACAAGTGAGATGTTGAGGGACGCTCTGTATATGTCTGTAAGCACAATCTCCACGAATCTTCCTTACGACCTTGCAGCCGCATCGTGGTTGGATAGGTTTCACCAGATAGACTCCATCCCTACTCTTCACGATTTCAGAATCAACTGGAGACCAGACGCAGATAGAATAATAATTGTTTTTACAGACGAAGAAGACCAATCATTCCTTGACCCAACTCTAGACCCACAACCGCTGATTGAGGCCTTATCCGCGTCCCCAAATACTAAACTGTATGTCTTTACAGGATCATACTACCAGACCCGATGGTCGAGGTATACACAACCGACCGGCGGAGGAATGTTTGCACTGACAACCAATGCCGACCAAACGTACAATGATCTTATGTCGATTCTAGACGAGATTTGCCTCCCTGGTGACCAAGTAACATCTTCAGTGCCAAGAAGCGCATTTCAACACGCTAGTGCTAGGAACATACACTATGACTACAAGAACTTGGTCTGTCGATAAAATAGTTGTCGGATCTTGCTTGAGATCGGTATTATACGCACAGATCAACGACTGTCCGTTGATATATAATGGCTCGTCTCCACCATATTTCTTTGATGAAGGGTTTGAGATGTGGAACCAGCGTATGTTCAGACTCGGTCTCTTGGGGAAAATCCCGTTCTCCGATAGAGTCAAGTCCTTGAGGGTAAGGGGTGAGTCTATCACCGTGATCCATGGTGGAAACCACAGTGCGAAAATCTTGTTCAAAAAATGTTATGTATTTGACAACAACTGCCTGGATCTTGAAAACGAAGTTATCGAAAAGGGCCAAGAAAAGCTCAAAGTTGTTGATTGGATAAACTTAAAAAAATGTGTTAAGTTTGAAACCGATGAGATTAGATCTAAAGACGATTTTGTAAACAGAATTGTTCTCTACGAGTCTGGCAGATTAGATAGTGACTTGAGACACAAGGATGTAGTCGTTGTTTCATACCTGAGTGAAGGCCAGTTGTTGGATTTTGAATTTTCTGATACTATGTGTAGATTTAAGACCAGAAGAGCGTTAGAAGAAAATGGTATTATGGGTACTGTAAATAGAATCGATAAAAAGACGGGAAAAGTCTTTAGAAACAGGATAGACTTGAACGTCACCAGTAGGGACGTTATAAAGGTTGGGCTCGACAGGTATGAACCGTCCTCTTTGGTCGAATTTCCAACGACATCTCTTGATGTTCTTTTGGTGCAAGCGCGTGATTGAAAAAGGCAGNGAAAATCCCAATATTTTTCATCTGGCTGGTGTGATTCCTGTTTCTGGAATACGATCAGACTTTGGATTCCCTTGGCACGAATCCTTGAATCCGATATCTCAGAACTACCTCGCAATAGAGAGGGCTGTAATCGAGTGCGCTTATGCTGGCTGCGAGACTATATGGATTGTTTGTGATGACGACATTCAACCACTTTTGAAGCATAGGGTTGGAGATTATGTTGTTGACCCTTGCAGTGTTTCTCAGGCCTCGTTCACCAAGTTTCCAAAAGACGGAAAGCGCATAGTTCCGGTGTTTTATACTCCGGTGCACCCAAAAGACAGAGATAGAAGAGATAGCCTTATTTGGAACGCGATGCACGGAATGTTATCAGCGTTCGTCACAAGCTCAAAGATTAGTCGTTGGGTCGTACCTAGTAGATATTATGTCTGCTTCCCTTATGGCGTCTACGATCCGTCGCAACTTCAAAAACACAGGAAAGTGTTGTCCAGTCCGAACCGGGTAGTGCTTACGCACGAAAGCTGCAACGCTTTGAACAAAGATACGTACTTGGGTTTCTCGATGTCCCCAGAAGACTACAAGAATTGCGTACACCAGGCCAAGAAGTCCTGTACCGGAAACGACAAGAGTTTGCCCATTGCTAAGCGCTGGTCATCCAAGGACATCGGAATAAGGGAAATGATGCAGGGCTGCGTAATCGACGCTGGCACTGTTGAGGTTAACGTCGATTGGTACTTTTCAATTGACAATTGGCAGGATTACCAGTACTATTTCTTATCAGGTAAAACCTCGGAGATAAAGAGACCGAGCAAACACATATTTAAAAACAGTACTTTTAAAAAATTAAAGGGGACAGACGATGAGCTGGAATGAGGTTTATGATGAGCTTACGCTCTTGGAAAAAGGGGAAGCTGGTTTGCCAAACCACAGTTACCAACTGGGCCACTTTCAACAGTGTCTTTTTGAAAAAATATGGGATGGTGCAATGATTTGTGCCTCGAAGTCAAAGTCAGATGAGTTCGACTCCCTTGTTAATAAATTATACGGTCTTCAAAATGACCTGGAGGATTTAATAGATGAACTCACAGAGGAATAAATCCGATATTCCGTTCGTTGGACTGCACGCACATTCGGTCGCCGGCTCGCTTTTTGACGCTCTGGGATACCCTTCCGAGCATATGGACTTTGCATACGAAAACGGTATGGACGCCCTGGCCCTCACGGATCACGGAAACGCTAACGGACTAGCATACCAGGTTTTACACGCAAAGAAGATGAAGTCTGAGGGCAGGGACTTCAAGCCTATCTTCGGCTGTGAAGCCTACTTCATTCCATCTGTGGCCAATTGGAAAGAGGAATACGACAAGGTTCGCGCTTTAGCAAAGAACAAATCTACAAAGAAGAGGGAACTCCAGAGCGGCGCTACGGTTGAAGATGAGGAATCTAAAAAGCTCGTAAAGTCAACTCTAAATAGAAGAAGTCATCTCATACTACTAGCTCAGAATCAGGTCGGTTTGAAGAACATTTTCAAAATGATCTCAAAGTCGTACACTAGTGATAACTTTTATCGTTACCCTAGAGTTGACTATGCGATGCTGAAGAGGCACAATGAGGGCGTCATCGCGGCCTCTGCCTGTTTAGGCGGGGTTTATGCAGGTAATTTCTGGCAGAATAAAGACAAGGGGGAAGATGCTGTCCTCAATGCTTTTCGAGAGACTACCCAGAAGATGCAGTCAATATTTGGACAGAGATGGTATGGAGAACTGCAGTGGAATAATGTGCCAGAGCAGCATCAACTGAATACCTACATCATACAAATGCATCACGAATTTGGCATTGACCTGATTTCTACGGCGGACTCTCACTACTATTCGCCAGACGTATGGAAGGACAGAGAACTTTATAAGCGCCTAGGCTTCCTAGGCAGACGCCCAGAATGGATGTCTAATGAACTGCCCGATGGAGTTGAAGAGGTTGGTTATGAACTTTATCCAAAAAATGGCGACCAGATGTGGGAGAGTTATAAGAAATACTCTAAAGAATGTGGATTTCAATACGACGACAATTTGGTACTTAATTCTATAAAGAGTACTCACCGGATTGCTTTTAATGACATTGAGGATTTTTTGCCTGATAACGAGGTTCGTCTACCTGATATGTTTGTTCCCGACGGCTACTCGCCAGGACAAGCTCTCGCAAGACTTTGCATCGAGGGCGCACGAGTGCGTGGATTCGTTTCCAATCCCGATTATATCGAAAGGCTGAAATATGAGTGCAAGATTATCGAGTCTAGAGGATTTAGTAAGTATTTTCTGACGATGAAAGCAATCGCCGACAGAGCGACCGTAAAGCAGCTTGTGGGGGCCGGCAGAGGCTCTGCCGCAGGCTCTCTGGTCGCCTATGCCCTAGACATCACCCAAGTAGATCCGATCAAGTACGGGCTCCAATTTGAGCGCTTTTTGACAAAAGGTGGGTCCGGCTACCCAGACATTGACTACGATGTTTCGGACCCGATGACTTTAAAGGAAGAACTCATTGACGAGTGGGGAGACAACACCGTGGTCCCCATTACAAACTGGAACACGTTACAGTTGAGATCTTTGGTAAAGGACATATCAAAGTTTTATAACATATCTTTCTCGGAAGTGAACAACGTCACTAGCAAGATGATATTCGAGGCAACACCGCTGGCCAAAAAAGCACGCGGTATCACTGCTGGAGTGTACAATCCCACCTTCGAAGAGCTTATGATGTACTCCGAGACATTAAAAGATTTTTTGAAGAAGTATCCTCACATTGAAACGCACGTAAATGCTCTCTATGGTCAGACACGCTCAGCTTCACGCCACGCTGGTGGTGTTGTTGTGGGAGAGAACCTAGACCAGTGGATGCCGCTTATCAACTCAGGGGGTGTCCGCCAAACGCCTTGGTCTGAGGGTATGAACGTGCGACACTTGGAACCAATGGGTTTCATCAAGTTTGATATCCTGGGACTCGCTTCCTTGAGGATGATGGAGGACGCAATACGCCACGTTTTGGTGAGGTATGAAGGTGTGGATGACCCGTCCTTCACCGATATCAAGAGATTCTACGACGAAAGGTTACACCCCGAGAGGATCGACCTAGATGATGACCAAGTGTGGAAAAACGTGTTTCACGAAGGAAGGTGGGCGGGGATATTCCAATTTACAGAAGCCGGAGCACAAGCCTTTTGCAAGCAGGCACTGCCCAATAATATCACAGACCTCGCTGCAATCACCTCCATCTATCGACCTGGCCCATTGTCGGCTGGCGTTGATAAGATGTATGTCGGCGCAAAGCAAGATCCAAGTAGCGTGGACTACCTCAACAAACAAGTCAGAGAAGTCACCGAAGAAACATACGGTTTTTTAATCTTTCAAGAGCAGATTGCTATGCTAGCTCACAAGCTCGGCAAGAATGTGACGCTAGATGAGGGGAACAAGCTGAGAAAACTGCTGACCAAGACAGGGCTGGGCTCATCAGCGGATGAAGAAAAAGAAAAGATTTATGTCAAGTTTCGCGAGGGTTGTATCGAGAAGGGAATGAAGGGCCACCAAGCCAAGGAGCTTTGGGAAAAGTTTGAATACTTTTCAGGATATGGTTTCAACAAGTCTCACGCTGTTTCCTACTGTATTCTTTCATACCAGTGCGCCTGGTTACTGAATTATTACCCCGAGTGCTGGATGGCCGCGTTTTTAGATAAGGAGCCGGATAAACGGAAAGAGCGAGCGATCAATGTTGCGAAATCCTATGGGTACAATATCGAACCTTTGAACATAAATACATCTGGCATAACTTGGGAGATAAGCGAAGACAAAAAAACATTGATCCAACCGCTTTCGTCTATCAAGGGTCTAGGTATATCTGCGATTCGACAAATACTAGACAACAGGCCGTTCGACACGATCGAGGAGTTTATATTTAACGACAACATCACTTATTCGAAACTCAACAAGAAAAGTTTGGACGCCTTGATAAAGAGTCAGACCCTGAATTGCCTGATGGACGAAAGATTCACGGGCCTCAANCACTTCTGGTCAGCCGTCGCATGCGACCGGCCTCGAAAGCTTAAAAACTTGGAGGACAACATAAGGTTATATGCCCCAGAGGGAGAGTTCACGGAAGAGGAAAAACTTCAGTATCTCGTTGATCTTACGGGAGTCTTCCCACTGAATCTGGTTGTTGATGAACACGTTCAGAGGAGATTGGATGAGCTGCACATCCCTCCAATCTCTGAATTCGATGAGGGTTTGCAAGTCGTTTGGTTTATTCCCAGAGAGGTTGCGAAGAAGAAGACGAAAAACGGTAAAGACTTCTACATTGTCAAGGTCATTGACTCCAACTCCGAGCAGAGATCGATTAAGTGCTGGGGAGTCAAGCCAGAGAAAGATAAAGTTTACTTAAATCGCCCATACATGGCCAAGCTTGACTGGAGTCTCCAGTGGGGGTTCAGTACCAGGTCTATATCAGGCACTTTCAAGATGTTAGCATAGGAGCTACCGATGGAAATTAAGCAGGAGATTTTTTTAAGCGAGGGGGTGGAGTTTCTGAAGACTCTCGACAGTAACTCGGTAGATCTTATCCTTACAGACCCCCCGTACATCACGTCTAGGGAGACAGGTATGGACAAGTGGGTGAAGCACGTCGAGGGTCAGGACAAGGACGGGTCGCAGAACATCAAGACCAGCGAGGACTGGGACTCTTACAAAACCGCCCCGCAGTGGGTGGAGTTCTTTGAAAAAAGCAAGTTCAAGGATGACAGGTCTTTGTGGCCAGCTGAACTTGAAAAACATAAGCAGAACTACCTGAAATACGGCAGCATTTACGGCAAGAAATATGCTGTCACTACAGACTACGGCGATTGGGACTCTAAGTTTACTATGGAATCCTTGAACGAGTTCGTGAGTGAGTTTTATAGAGTTCTCCGAAAGGGCGGCACGGCCATCATCTTCTTTGATTTGTGGAAGGTGACGAATCTAAAAGACATCTTAGAAGGCAACAAATTCAAACAGTTGAGGTTCTTAGAATGGATCAAGACGAACCCTCAACCCCTTAACAGTTCCAGGAACTATTTGACAAACTGTAGGGAGATCGCCCTGTTAGGTGTTAAGGGTGGCAGCCCAACATTTAATAGCAAATATGACAATGCAATATACAAGTACCCGTTGCAAGGAGGTAAAGATAGGTTCCACCCCACACAAAAGAGCTTACGGTTGTTTCAGGACTTGATTGCAAAGCATTCAAACCCTGGTGACATAGTATTGGACCCGTTTTCTGGTTCGGGTACGACTGCTGTTGCAGCAAAGCTAACGGAACGAAACTTCCTAGGGTGTGAGGTAGACCAGAAATTTTTCGACAAAAGTGTTGACAGATTAAAAAAATACTAATATAATAAAAAAGGATAGAATATGACACCTCCCGAGGAGTACAAAAACTTATATGAGCGCTTGGCTAGGCTTTGCGCGACTCAAGATTGGGGCGACCCGTTTAGTTACGCGAGATCTAAAGAGATATATGCCGCGATTGAGCTTGGCCACACCGTTGCAGTGAGCTTTGCAGGTGCTGATGCGTACAATGACGCAGGGCAGCCAGTCGAATACAAATCCACTACCAGCGGCAAGGTTAAGGGTGCGTATACTGGTATATCGGTTCAGAACAGTTGGGAAGAACAAGTACGCTATTTGAGAGAAGAAAAGTTGGCGAAGTATCCTGAACACTTTTACAATAGGTTCGAGGGCGGAAGGCTTGTAGAATCTTGGCAGTTATCAGGACAACAAGTGTTTGATATTTTGTTACCAAAGTTGGAAAAGAAGTATCCAACTGTTCTTAGCAAGAAGGACCCGCGCCTCTCAGCCAACATCACAAACACAGAGATTAACAAGTATGGAAAGAAGGTTCTGTAATGAAGAAATACAAGACTATTTTTTGCGACATCGATGGCACCATCTTCAAGTATCGTAAGTTCGAGACATACGAGAGTACATCACCAGAGCTTACGCCTGGCTCACTGGAGAAGCTTCAAGAAATCAAGGAAGCTGGTCATATGATCGTTCTTACAACGGCTAGACCAGAGAACTTGAGGGATCATACCATCAAAGAATTGTGGGGCACATCTGTGCCATATGATAGATTGATAATGGGACTTGAGAGAGGACCGAGATATTTAATCAACGATATGGACCCAGGCAAACCTGGACTCAGAGCCACCGCCTTTAATTTAAGCAGAGACGAGGGCATGTCTGATATTGTTGTAGAGGAGATTCAAAATGTCTGTTGGTAAAAATACAGTAAATGTTTATAGGGTGAGAGAAGCAGCAAAGCTGCCAGATCGAGCGCACGAAGGGGACGCGGGCATGGACTTCTTTTTCGCCCCCATCGATGGCGTCGCCGTCTGCCTCGCCCCTGGGCGAACAGCCCTTTTAAGCACTGGAGTTAAGGTCGAGGTACCTCCAGAATATATGCTACAGGTTATGAACAAATCCGGTGTGGCATATAAAAGACAGTTGTTGGTTGGCGCTTGCGTTGTCGATCACGGCTATACTGGCGAGATTTTTGTTAACCTTCACAATGTTGGCAAGGACATTGAGATTGTTAATCCTGGCACCAAGATAGCACAGGGCGTGTTTATAAATGTAGGTAGGCCGACCTTGGTGGAGGTCACCGAAGACAATATATACAGTAAGAATACATCTAGAGGCGACGGCGCTCTTGGATCGACAGGCTCATGAGCGTGACAAGAAAACTAAGAAGAAATAAAAAGAAGACAGCAGAAAAACAGATGACCAAGACACTGGGTCTGTTTGAAAAAATTCCTGATAGTTGNCTGTCTTGCGACAAACCTTACGATAAAACAAGCAAGGAACACGTAACTTCTTGGAGTGTCACGGTCAGAGAGAACGAGGGGAAGGTGAACTTATATTGTCCGACTTGCTGGGAGGGTGCTAAAAAGTTCTTGAACGACTTGGCGGAGGAGATTAATGAAAAATCAGGTGCATAGTTTTGATGACGTGCTATTAGCCCCCAAATATAGCGACATCGAGTCCCGCTCGGAGGTCGATTTGTCTAGGGACTTAGCTGATAAGACGTACGCTAGTCCGATAGTATCTAGCCCGATGGATACGGTTACGGGGCTGCAAATGTCTTTGATCTTCGGAGAGCTTGGCAACCTTGCAATCACGCACAGGTACTGTGACGAGGTCGAGCAATCAAGAATGACACCGAGCTTTGCAGCCGCTGCAGTTGGCGTCACAGGCGATTTCATGAATAGGATCGAGTTTCTTAACGGCGAAACCGGCACGACAACCTTTTGTCTGGACGTCGCTCACGGTCACCACGTCTTAGTCGAGAGGGCCCTAAAAGCTATCAAAGATAAATATGGCTCTGGCCTTACGCTTATTGCTGGTAACGTGGCCACGCCGGAGGGGTATAAGGATCTCTCCGAGTGGGGCGCAGACGCAGTTCGTATAGGCATCGGCGGTGGGTCTATTTGTTCTACGAGGATCCAGACAGGGCACGGTGTCCCGACCTTCCAATCTGTCTTGGACTGCAGGGATGTAGATGGCGCTCCAATCATCGCCGATGGAGG